GGGTCAAAACGGTATCGGGTTTCATCGTGCATAGCCCATTCCGACGGGCGGGGCCGCCATGCCGTAGTCGAACGACGCCGATCCGGCGAACGGCCTGCTGGCCGCCTTCGCCTGATGCTGGCTGACGGCTTCGGCGACCTTGCGCCCGTCCATGTTGATTTCGGTTGTGATTTGCGTCTGCCCGCCGCCGCCGGTTGCGACGTAGGGGCTGCCGCCGGGCTGGCCGGAACCGCTGCCGCTGAACCAACTGCTAGGCAGGAAGGACTTGATCCAGTCCCATTTCTGGCGAAGCCAGTCGGACAGTGCGCCGACGGCGGACTTGATGCCATCCCATGCGGCTTTCAGCTTGGGGCCGACGTAATCCCAATTCTTCCAAAGCAGGTAGGCAGCGGCGGCGATGGCCGTAATGACAAGCCCGATGGGGTTCATCAGCAAGGCGCGCCCAAGGAACAGCGCGCCCCGCGCCAGAAGGCCGAAGCCCCTGCCGACGATGCCGATGAAGGACATGATCCCCGACCCGACGCGCGACAGCATGCCGGGGATGACCGGGCCAAGCCCAAGGAACTTGATGATCCCGGCGGTCATCAAGACCTTTCCGATCAGGGTCAGGCCAATGCCAAGACCGCCCAGCCCCAAGGCAATCGCCGTGGTCGCCGTCCCATGCTTTTCCATCCATTGCGCGATGCTGTCCAGCCCGTCCGCGAACTTAATCATGTACGGGATCAGGCGCGGCAGGACTTCGTAGCCAAGGCGCGCTTGGACGTTTTCCCATTGGGCATGAAGCGCCTGCTGGGCCAGTTGCGGGTTCGATTTCAGCAGCTTTTGGTAGGTGTCATACCCGCTCAAGCCGCTGTCTATCAGGTTGCGGTCGCGTTCAAACTGCCCCGCCTTCCCGATCAGCGTGTTCATCATCCATTGCGCGTTCCGGTCGCCGAACATCCCCGACAGGACTTGTTCGCGGTTCAGGCCGGTCTTCTTGCCGTAGGCTTCAATCGCCGGGGCCAGTACCTTGTTCGCCCATTCGTATGGATTGGCTTGGAACAGGGCGGAATCCTTGACCGCGCCCGGTTTAAGCTGCATTTGGCCGGTCGAATTGCGCACTACGTCGCCGGGGTTGATAAGGCCCATCGATTCCCAAAGCGGGATCGCGGACTTCTTCAACTTGCCGCCGATCAGCGCCTGATAAGTCGTCATCAGGGCCGTGCCAGCCGACTGCGCGCCGCCTTCCTTCGTCTTGACCTCCTGCATGAAGGTCGGCAGGTACTTATAGACGAATTCGTCGGACAGGCCGAAGGCCGAAGTCTTGGCCTGCTTCAAGGCCATATGGAAGTCATTGACGTTCAGCGTCCCGCCCATCGCCATCAGGGTCTTCGCCATCATGTCGGCGTTCGACTGCATGCGTTCGGCGGTCATCGTGCCGGGCGTCCGCAGTTCGATGGCCTTGACCATATCGAAGGCGACGCCATGCTGCTGCTTGCCGGTCAGGGCTTCCAAGATGGCCTTCGTCCGCTGAACCGTCGGCAGGATGCCGTAGGCTTCGTGCATATGGTCTTTGCCGAAGACGCTTCGCAGTTCGCGGATCGCCGTCAGGTTTTCCGACGCGCTGCTGGTGATGACTTCCTTGGACGTTTTCCAAGCGGCTGCTGTCGCTTCGGCGATTTCGCGCTGGGTCATGCCCGCCGCGTTCATCAAGGAAAGCTGACGGGTGTATTCCTTGCTGGCATCGACGGACTTTTCAAGGAAGCCCAGCATGCCGCTGCCGACCTTTTCCAGACCGTAGCCGACGGCGACCAGCTTCAAGGCTTTCAGCTTGTCTTCCAGCTTGGCCGCAGCGCCATGCGCAGCCAGCAGGTCGGATGCCAAGAGGCGGATTCCTTGGCTGGCGAGGTTTGCTACACTGAGCTTTATCGCTACCGAGTAAGCAAATGACATGATGATTCCCCGTCGCGCCCATGAATGGGCGGCTGATCGTTTCAGGTTTGTTCAGTACCCGCGCGAACGGCGGATCGTTGCCGGGAAATCCCCGGACTTCATCGACAAGCTGTTCAAATGGGGCTTGTTCGGCTGGCTGATGGCGATAATTTGGGGCGGCGCGCTGATTTGGGCCGCCATCATCGCCTTCGTTCTAATCTGGTGAGCCTTCGATGGTGTAACCAAGGCCCGGATGGATAGGGTCGCCGCCGACAAAGCCAGCGACAGCAGCATTCCCGATCAATTTCTGAACCTGTTCGATGTTGCGGTAAAGCGCCGGGCCGATGACGGGACGCGGCGGCATCTTCTGCGTCCCGAATTCATGGAAGACCATCTTGGGATCGGTCGCCCCGATGGTCGCTTCCCATTCGCCGACTTCATGCTGGATGCTGTCGCGCATGTCGCCAGTGCGCAAAAGCGGGGAATTGGGCGGGTAGCCCTTCCGGGCCTTGTCGGCTTCGGTTGAAGCCGCCAGCGGTGCCCAAGCCGGGAACATGGCTACCGCGTCCTGATACTCCCCGATTTCTTCATTGGCCGTCTTTTCGATCAGTTCCGCCGACAGTTCAAGACCATGCTTGATCTGCGACAGGCCGCCGACAGTTTCGGAAACCAAGTGCTGCGCGAGAGCGCCTAGGCTGTCAAATTCCTTCATTTGTCATCCTTCTCGAACTGCATGCTGTTCCAGTTGAAGCGCGCGCCTTCCATTTCGCTGAAAACGATGCACCAGCCTGCGCGGGTAACGTCGTCAAGCTGGAAGGCTACGTCGAATGGGATGCCGTTCTTGACCAGCCATAGGCATTCTCGGATCGGCCCGGCGGTTGCTACTTTTTTACGGCAGCCTTGTCCGCCTCCGGGTCGGTCTTGCCGAAGTTTTCCTGAACGCCTTGCAGGACGGCAGCGATGCCGTCTTCGTCAAGGCGCTGGATCAGGGCTTCGACTTCGCGCTTGCTGGCGGGCTGATAGACAGGATCGTCGTCGATGGAAGTGACGAAGATCAGCGGCAGAACCATGCCCATATAGACTTCGTTCTTCGCCGTTTCGCCCAGCGCTTCGATCAAGCGGAACTGCGCCAGAACGCCCGGCTTTTTCAGCTTGATGACGCGCCCGCGTTCGTCGCTGACGGTCACTTCGGCATTGGCCTGCTGGACGATCTGGTCGCTGGGGTTCAGCGTTACTTTGACTTTCGGATCGCCCATATCAAGACACCTTCACGCGACGGGCAGCGACGAAGCTGACCTTTTGTTTGACGGTCTGGTCGCCTTGCCACTGGCCTGCATCGTCCAGCTTGAGCAGGACTTGCAGATAGCGGTATTGCGTAACTGCGCCAGAAACTTCGGTGATCGTTTCCGTGATCGTGACCGGCTGTTCGTTCAGACCGGCGTAGTAGTTGGCTTCGATCTGCGCGAAGTAGTCGTCGATGGTGCTGTCCGCGCGGGTGACATCGAAGCCCCCCGACCAGCCATCAGGGAAGCGGACATGGCGGGTGATGCCGTCCAGCCCCTTGATCTTCTGGTCAGTGATGTCCGGCTTGCTGTTGAAGCCGGTGATAAGGTTGAACCGCAGCGGCCCCGAAGGGCCGATGATGTCCAGCGAAACGTCGCGTCCGACGCTAAAACCGTTGAGCGGCATGGTTGCCTCCTATTAAGCCAGTTGGGTCGATTGGCGGTTGATCTGAACCGATTGGCCGCCTTCGACGTTGATAAGGAACTTCTCGATGACCGACAGGTAGATGACCTTCACGTCGGCTTGCATGTAGCCCAGCGCGACGCGCGACATCGGGTTGTTCGCGGCATCGATCTGAACGCTGTAGGCCGGGCCGCCATTGACCGCGCCGATCATCCCTTGCTGTTCCATGTTGGCAAGGAAGCTGCTGATGGTCGCGGCAGCGTTGCGGCGAACCGCAGCGCTTTGCAACTGGCCGACGAACAGGCCCATGCCCGCGTTCAGGGTATAGGCGATGTAGTTGGTCATCCGGGTGTAGTTGTCCCCGTTCGTGACCGCGTTGCTGCTGGTGTTATGGCCGAAGCGGACGCCGTACATGTTGCCCGCCGGGATCGGGTTGGTAATCAGGTCGATACCGGCCTGACCCAGCGCTTGCAGTTCGGCGCTGCTGTAGGTCAGGTTCTGGTAGGACTTCTGCGTCCCGACGATGCCGTAAAGCGGCTTGTTCAAGCTGGACTGTTCGGGCGACAGGTTCGCCAGACGGCCAGCGACGAAGCCCTGCGGGGAAATCAGGCGGATTTGCCCATTCACCGTGTCGTTGAAGTAGCACCAATCGCCGAACAGCAGCTTGGCGATGTAGCTGTCGATGCCAGCGGTCGCCTTGACGGTCGTCGCATTGCTGATCGTGTCGCCAGCCGGGCCGACCATAATCATGTAGATGCCTTCGGACAGACCGAACGCAACCTGATTCGTCCAAGACGTACTGTCGTCGCAGTCGGCCAGAATGGCGATGCTGGCGTAGGTGCCGCGCAGCGCGTACATGCCCTTGCGGGGAACCGTGTCTTGGCCCAGCAGGACGCTGCTGGTGATGGTCGTCGCGCCGTCGGTGCCGCTTGCCAGCGTGTAGGTCGTGGTCGTCGGGGCGGTCGTACCTGCGCCAGCGGTTGCGACGATCAACTGCGAAGGCCCGCGAAGGCCGGACTGCCCGTTGTTGATCGCGGTCGCAATGTTCTGCCACAGGGCGTTGCCGCTGCCGCTGATGTTGTCGAAGACTTCCGGCACGACGCCGGGCATGCTGACGGTCGCGCGGTAGGTGCTGGCTTGGCTGCCGGGGGCAATGGCGACGGTCAGGGAATTGCCCAACGTACCGGTGTATTTCGCGGTCAGCGTCAGGCAGTTGGTTTGCACGGTCGCGCTGGCCGCAACGTCGGTTCCGTCTGTCACGCGGACGCAGCGGAAGTTCGACGCGCCTTGCAACACGGCGGCGGCGACTGCCGTCCCCATGTCGTATTTCCGGGCTTGGATCGCGCCGAACAGGCGGGCGTAGTCGGGCATGCTGCCGACGATGGTCGGCGCATTGACCGGCCCCCATTGGGCAGTGCCGACGACGCCGAGGATGTTGGTAGGCAGGCCATTAAGAAGCGTGACCTGCGGGGGAACGATTTGGACATAAACGTCCGGCACGATCAGGGCGGTCGTATTGATCGAGCCTTGTTGAACGACAGGCATGGGAAACCTCCGGGCAATAAAAAAGCCGCCCGAAGGCGGCTTCTATGGGTTTGGGATGGGGCCGTTATTCCTTGGCGTTTTGCGCCGGGGCTTCGGGCTGCTGGGTCTTCACGACATGGGCGGCATGCTCGGAAGCAAGCACCGCGTCGATGGTCTTGGGGTCGTCAATGATCGACCCGCGTTCATAGCCGCCGAACGGCTCGGTCACTACCAATACGGTTTTCATGGCTTTACCTCGCTAGAAATAGGTGGTTGGGTTCTGGATGGGCTGCGTCGCACCGTCCCGCGTAGCTGCTACGCCAAGCTGGTCTTGGGTGATCTGCGTTTCGGTTTCGGTCTGCGTCGTCGCATACTCGACCAGATAGATCAGGTCGCGGCGGAACAGGCGTGATTTCTGCGTGTTGTCGCTGATCGGGCTGCCCCGGTAGATCAAGCGGGCCGCCAAACCGTCAGGCATGGTCAGGAACTTGGTCGCGGCCAGCGCGGAATCGACCGGCTGCGCGACGGCATCCCGATGGGTCGGACTGTCCGCCCAAACCGTGATCTGGAATTGCCTTTCCTGCCGCCGGATTTCCCTGACCGCCGTCCCGGTTACGCCGACGCGCGCCGCGCCGATCCGGCCAGTTACGGGCAGCGTTACTACTGCGCCCGCCGCGCCGGTTCCGGGTAGATCGGCAGCGATCAGGGCCGCCAGCGCCGCC